CCTCGGTCGGCCGGGGCGGATTTTCACCGCCCCGGCCGTTAACTTAGTGATTTTGATGTCACTACAAAATATAAGTTAAAGGAGACCCATCGATTAAACAGAGTTTAATCAGACCCAACTTGACGTTGAGCCAATTTGACACCTCGGTATAGTTGTCGATTTCATATCAACAACTGGCGTAAGATGACGAATCCGTCTTCCTGTGAGGGAAGAACGATAATTCTTTGGAGGGCGTTTCGTACGCTCCCAATGAATTACGGGTTCGTCTATTGCCAGGTCCCAAGTGTCGTTGCATGCGTTCTCGATTTGTGAAGAACGCATTCTTTCCCAGTAATAAGGTTCCGTACTCAACACAGGTCGCTTTTTAGCGATATCTCGTATATATTTAAATGTATATGAGAATGTGTCGCGTGAGTAGAGCACTTGAGACCAAAAATATTGGTTTCTCAAAGGTGTTACTACTTTATAACCGGATCCATCTGGAAAAGAGGGGGGTACTTGATACACTTCATGCTGAGTTAAGTATAACTCAGTAAGAAGATAATCAATGGCTTGAGGTATTTCTACCTCGTCCCACCTGCGCCGTAGACCATTGAGGAGTTGATAGAGGAAACTCGCATACTTAAGCTTCCCGAGTAGTTGATGTTCTCCCCTGTACGAAAAAGGGCGAACATCAAAGCCATGGTAATAATCAGAACCACAGCTTTCCCGAAAGAAATCTTGGACATAAGTTTTATCTCCGTTTAGGTTAAGATGTACTCGAGGAAAGAGTACTTTAACGTACCGATGTAGTCGGCTGGGGTAAATAAGATCATCCCCATAAACGGAAACGAATGTTCGAGATTCACCTTTCAACTCTCCTATTGCCTTAATAAGACAATAGAAGATAAGAGTCTGCAATGGAAAAGTATGACCCATACCCATAGTGATAACACTAGACATTCTAAGTGTATCAGTACCAACTTTTACAGTTGGAATGGAACCATGCATTACTGCATGATACCATTTTCTAGGTAGAATCATACTTAACAGTTCTCGTGATATACTATCGCTAGCAGCAGAAAGATCTGCTGTAGCGAGTCGTTTAGTACGAGAGCTGACTTGAGCCAAACGTCCATGTTGTTCTTGTAGACGAGTGATATCAAGTCCAATTGACTTAAGTCTGGTCTGAATAACACGACCTAAACCGTACGTATAAAAAGAACCTAATAAAGTATTCTTTAAAATAGTACGGTAAGACTTATAACTCTTGGGAACAAGTGCCAACGTTAGCTGATTACACACCTTGTATCGTGGCGACAATCCGTCGCTCTGCGATAACAAAAACCGTTTTAAAGTTAAATCGGTTTCAATGTATTTAGAAAACCATTGAATGTGCTCTGCAGAACCCGTTAGTTCACGTGTTAACTTGAAATCCAAATAGGAATTCTTGTAAGCCGTGCCTACACAGGCGCGTTTTCCGAAACGACAGGACTTATAATGTTCTTCAAGGTCATATGACCCCAATATGCTATTGCATATTTTTCTCGCACGTTTTAACCATAACTTCGTTAGAAGATCGGTTTGCATGGGAGAAGCGACTCTTTCTTGGCACTTAGTAAATTTTTCTAAGGCGCCATCAATCAAGTCGCTATCAGAGAACTTATCGTCCTTAAATCGATACCTTTTAAACAAGCTCTCGAGCTGATACTCACATTTAAACAAAATGGGAGAACAGTTCATACGTGTAGGCCATGTAAAGTCACGTAGAGCCTTAACTCCGTTGTTCTTAAATAATGCAAGAACACGGGCGTTATAGTCTTGGCCAATAAAGGTTCGGAAATCCCTAACAAGGTGTACCCATAGTTTTGCCATGGTTACATCGGTGTCATGTACTATACTCATGGTAGTCTCCAATGAAGTACATCAGGTTATTCGTTACGCTAATGATCCCGTCGCCCAAAAGGTGAGGAAATCATTATCGCTAAGTATCTGGGCGCCAAGCATCGAAAGCTCGAGAGCTTCCGCTGCCGTGGACTCAGGGTGAACTTCTCTTTCAATCCTTATGAGATTGAAGATAGTTTTCCCACTGGCCAGTATCTTAGGAGCGACGAATGTAACTGACTTCTTATCTTTGGAATAGCTACCATCGGCAGCTAGTACAGGGACGCGGTTCCTGATTGTCATATTCTTACGAATACGAAAATCAGACTGTGCAGCGTCTGCAATATGCAGTCCGTTAGGCACTGTTAACCCGTCAGGAGTGAATGTTTCATCAGCTCCTCCAGTAGGTGTCATTGCTGACGCCCCACTTTTCAAAATCGCGGTTGTTAAAGACATAGTCTTTACCTCCTGCTTATTTTTAACCTTTGCCAAATTAAGCAAAGATGGTCAAGGTCCTGGACAATGTCCAGAGGCCTAGGATTAATTGCCGGCAGTGCCGGCAAGGCAGCATTTGTACGCCGCAGCAAAGTAGCACTGGTGCCTGAATAGGCAGCAGGTGTGCTCATGTATAGAGGATTGGCACCGCTGTACGTTGTGTATAGCTTTACCATCCTGGAATTCTCAGTTATAGCAGTTTTCTGCGAACTAGAATTACCAAGATACTCTATCCATTCAGGACGTCTAAAACCGTCCAACCATGCTCCAACGGCCAAAAACCGATCTACAACAAACGAATAAGGAACAAGTTCCCACGCGATATTGAAGGCATGGCCCGGGGATAAACCCCAACGCTCAATGACCGTCTTATCACATCGAATCTTGTAATAGATAGTCGAATAACAATCTATTTCCGTACTCGTTTCCTTTATGGAGTCAAAGTTAAAGTTTTGGAACCAATCCCAATGTACAACATTACGAGATTGATCCTTTAACTTAACATTCGCACCTTTCTTGCGTAACTTGTTATCAAACAAGTACGCTTTTCTATTAAACGTTGATATAAAGTCTGTAATATCTTTGATTAATGGCGATATGCCAAAACGATATTGCAGCCAAATATCTGACGTTAAATGGAAAGCGTTTCGCAAACCTTTTGTACGGTTTTTAGAAAGGAACGAAACTAAGGCTCCAGCAGGGTTCTTGAGCATGTGCAACGTTTCACGTAGCTCGCCCAAGAAGACGCCAAGTTCAGCATCAGCAGCAATTGTCTTTGAATAAGCTTTACTCAAAGTATAATTGTGCTTCGACTGATCCCAGGTGGCTTTAGGTGGGGGAACGGCACCATAATAACAAATGGGGCCTTCCAAACCATAACCGTAACTACCTGGATAGTGATATCTCATCACTCCTGGTGTCAATTGTCCCGATGACCTATAAAGATCGACATCACTGACTTTAAATACACCTGGTTTGTATTTGCCGATAGAATTACTTATAATCGACTTATACGTCCCACAACCTCTAGCAGAGTTATAGACAGCCGGTATGCTTGTTGTACCGTCGCTAAAAACTTGATAGTTGGTTAAGGGAACAGGCGCATAAAGACGATCTGTCACTTTAGTTGTCATATGGACCCCTTTGGTCAAAGACCAAGATAATACCACCATAGTTGTCCTATATATACTATATATATAGACTACTTAGGTATCGTTATCGATCGTGAACCCCACAATGGGG